TAGGTAGAAGAATCGTAGGTAAATGTATGATGGGTTCTACTTCAAACGCATTAGATAAAGGTGGAGAAAACTTTAAAAAACTATACGAGTCTTCGGACGTCAACAAAAGAAACCGTAATGGTCAGACTAGCTCAGGATTATATAGTTTGTTCGTACCTATGGAGTGGAACTACGAAGGATACATTGATTCTTATGGACTACCTGTATTTGACACTCCAAAAAAACCAATCAAAGGTATCGACAATGAAGACATCGACATTGGTGTAATATCGCATTGGGAAAACGAAGTAGATGGTCTTAAAGATGATCAAGATGGTTTAAATGAATACTATCGTCAGTTTCCAAGAACAGAAAAACATGCTTTTAGAGACGAAGCAAAGGAATCTTTGTTTAATTTAACTAAAATATACGAGCAAATAGACTATAATGAAGACCTTCGCAACACTAATGTTGTAACACAGGGTAATTTCCAGTGGGAAGGTGGGATTAAAGATACTAGGGTTATGTTCGTGCCTAATAAAAATGGTAGATTCTTTGTTAGTTGGGTTCCTCCAACTGGATTACAGAATAGATACAACATCAAGAACAATATAAAATACCCAGGAAATGAACATTGCGGAGCATTTGGATGTGATAGTTACGATATATCTGGTACTGTTGATGGTAAGGGTTCTAAAGGATCTCTTCACGGATTAACTAAGTTTTCAATGGAAGACGTGCCGCCTAATTTATTCTTTTTAGAATATATATCAAGACCACAAACTGCTGACATATTTTTTGAAGACGTTCTTATGGCCTTGGTGTTTTACGGAATGCCTATATTAGCAGAGAATAATAAACCAAGACTCCTATACTACATGAAGAGAAGAGGTTACAGAGGTTATTCTATGAACAGACCTGACAAAGTAATGCACAAGTTATCTGTTACAGAAAAAGAGATAGGTGGAATACCTAACTCAAGTGAAGATATAAAGCAAGCTCATGCAGCTGCTATAGAAGATTACATAGAAAATCATGTTGGTTTATCTTCTGAAGGTTATGGTAACACATACTTTCAAAGAACATTAGAAGACTGGGCTAAGTTTAATATAAACAACAGAACAAAGCATGATGCTTCTATAAGTTCTGGTTTAGCTATAATGGCTTGTAATAAACATAGATACACACCTGTTGCTAAGAGAGTAATATCTCAAGTGTCATTAGGTTTTAGAAAATATAATAATACAGGTGAAAATTCAAAAATAATATAATAAATGGTCTATACTAATAATAATAGCATCTTTCCAGATCAGGTGGTACCTGAAGAAGAAAAGAAATCATTTGAATATGGTTTAGCTGTTGGAAACGCTATTGAACAAGAGTGGTTTAGAAATAACAGTGGACAAAATAGGTTTTCCTATAATTTCCAGAACTTTAATAGACTAAGATTATACGCTAGAGGCGAGCAGCCTGTACAAAAATATAAAGATGAATTATCAAACAACGGTGATTTATCTTACTTAAATTTAGACTGGAAACCAATTCCAGTTTTATCTAAATTCGTTGACATAGTAGTTAACGGTATGACAGATAAAGGATATGAGATTAAATCTTTTGCATCAGATCCTTTTGCTACACAACAAAGAACTGACTTTGCTTTTAACGCTTTAAGAGATATACAGCAAAAACAAAACATAGAAGAGTTAGCAAAATTAACAGGTAAAAACTTTTACGCATCTGCAGAGCCAGAAAGTCTTCCTAATGATCCAGGAGAACTTGATCTATACATGCAACTTAATTACAAGCAAAGTGTTGAAATAGCTGAAGAAGAGCTTATAAACAATGTTTTAGACTTTAATAAGTTTGACGAAACTAAAAAGAGATTAGCTTATGATCTTACAGTACTAGGAATTGCTGCTAGCAAAACTAGTTTCAACTTAGCTGAAGGTATTAAAGTTGATTATGTTAATCCATCTAATTTAGTATACTCAGCAACAGATGATCCTAATTTTGAGGATATATATTATGTTGGTGAAATTAAAAGTTTGACACTGCCTGAAATTAAGAAAATGTATCCAAATCTAACTAATGACGAGTTAGAAAGAATACAGAAGTATCCAGGGCGCCAAAATTACGCTCAGAGTGATTGGCAGGTTAATAGCGATGTAAACCAGCATCAAGTGTTGTTTTTTGAATACAAAACGTATCAAGATCAAGTATTTAAAATAAAACAAACAGAACAAGGATTAGAAAAAACATTAGAAAAGCAAGATACTTTTAATCCACCACCTAGTGACAACTTTGAAAGAGCTTCAAGATCTATAGAGGTTTTATATACAGGAGCTAAGATATTAGGTATGGGTGATACTATATTAGAGTGGAAATTGTCTGAAAACATGACAAGACCATCTGCAGATACTACTAAAGTTAATATGAACTACTGTATATCAGCGCCTAGAATGTATCAAGGTCGTATAGAGTCTTTAGTCAGTAGAACAACTGGTTTTGCTGATATGATTCAATTAACTCATTTAAAGCTACAACAAGTATTAGCACGTATGGTTCCGGATGGAGTTTACGTAGATGTTGATGGTTTAGCTGAGGTTGATTTAGGTAACGGAACAAACTATAATCCAGCAGAAGCATTAAATATGTATTTCCAGACCGGTACTATAGTTGGTAGATCTCTTACTCAAGATGGTGAAATGAATCGAGGTAAAATACCTATTCAAGAACTTCAAAGTTCTTCAGGTATATCTAAGATACAAGCTATGATACAAACGTATCAATATTACCTTCAAATGATACGCGATGTAACTGGACTTAACGAGGCTAGAGATGGAAGTACGCCTGATAAAAATGCATTAGTAGGATTACAGAAATTAGCGGCAGCTAACTCTAACACAGCAACAAGACATATATTACAATCTTTAATGTATATAACTATAAGATCTTGTGAGAACATAAGCTTAAGAGTTGGTGATATGCTGCAATTTCCTTTAACTAAGCAAGCTTTGATAGGTAGTATCAATAGTTTTAATGTAGCAACGTTAAGCGAGATAGATGACTTACACTTACATGACTTTGGTATATTCTTAGAATTAGAACCAGAAGAAGAAGAAAAAGCTCAATTAGAAAAAAGTATACAAATTGCGCTACAAACGCAGAGCATTAGTTTGGCAGACGCTATAGACGTACGTCAAATACAAAACATAAAGCTAGCTAACGAGGTTATAAAATCTAGGCAGAAGAAAAAAGCAGAACAAGAGCAAGCTGCTCAAATGGCTAATATACAGGCTCAAGCTCAAGCAAATGCTGAATCTGCAGAAAAAGCAGCTTTATCAGAGGTTCAAAAACAACAAGCGCTAGCTGAAACAACAGTTCAAATCGAACAGGCTAAATCCCAAATGGAGATTCAAAGAATGGAGCAAGAAGCTTTTATTAAAAAAGAATTAATGGCTGAAGAATTTCAGTACCAATTAAGATTAGCTGAGCTTAACATGAAAGCTCAAAAAGACAAAGAAGCTCAAATAGAGAATAGAAAAGACCAAAGAGTAAAGATACAAGGCACTCAACAGAGTGAACTTATAGATCAAAGGCAAAACGATTTGCTACCTAAAAACTTTGAATCAACCAACGATGGTTTAGGAGGCTTTGATTTAGAGCAGTTTACCCCAAGATAAGGGATTATTAATTTTTATTATATTATATTATGTCAGAAGAAGTAAAACAAGAAGGTGAATTTAAAGTAAAGCACACTATGCCTAAATACAAGGACATGGGAGCTATTCCTGAAATCACTAAAGTAGATTTAACTAAAAAACCAACAGAAGATGCCATTTCAATCGGAGAAACAGAAGCAGTGGTTGATGATAAACAAGCCGGAGATATACCTAAGGTGGAAGAACAAGTACAGCAGTCCGGAGAAATTACTAAAGTTGAAATCAAAAGCGAAGAAGTAGCATCTCCATTAGAATTAGTAGAAGATGAAGACGATAACTCTGAAGAGATCACAATGGTTGGAGGCACTGAAAGTCCCAACACCTCACAGGAACAAGAAAAAGTACTACCGCAAACAGAAGCATCAAACGTACCAGAAAATTTAGAAAAATTAGTTTCTTTTATGGAAGAGACTGGTGGGACTATAGATGACTATGCTAGATTAAACGCAGACTACAGCAATGTAGATGGAGAAGCATTGTTGAAAGAATACTACAAACAAGCTAAACCGCATTTAGATTCAGAGGAAATTCAATTTGTAATTGAAGACTCTTTTAATTATGATGAGGATTTAGACGAAGCAAGGGATATTCGAAAGAAAAAACTTGCATATAAAGAAGAGGTTGCAAAAGCTAAAAGCTATTTGGATTCACTTAAGGATAAATACTACGCAGATATCAAGTTGAGACCTGGGGTTAATCCTGAGCAACAAAAAGCTACTGACTTTTTTAACCGATACAACGAGGAGCAGGCAGCTACCAAAGTTAACCAAGACAGATTCATTAGCCAAACAGACGAGCTTCTTAACAACGATTTCAAAGGTTTTGATTTTAAAGTTGGAGAGAAAAAGTTTAGATATGGCATTAAAGATCCAGTTAAGGTTGCAGATAACCAAAAAGACATTTCTACATTCATTAAGACGTTCTTAAATGATAAAGGAGAAGTTGTTGATGCAAAAGGTTATCATAAGGCTTTGTACGCAGCGCGAAACGCTGACACTATAGCACAACATTTTTATGAGCAAGGTAAAACTGATGCAATTAAAAGTCAATTGGCTAAATCTAAAAACATAACTACAGAACCTCGAGCTACGCAAGATGGTAATGTATTTGTTAATGGATTAAAAGTAAAAGCAATTAGCGGTCTTGATTCTTCAAAGCTTAAGATTAAAACAAGAAAATTTAACAATTAAAATTAAACTATTATGGCTTCATTAAGTCCACAATTCGGTTCGATAGTACCTTCGCAAGCACAACAATTGCTAGCGACAAACTATTTAGCGTTTAACACAGGCGCTGGTAATGATTTTGCACAACAGTATCTACCTGAAATCTACGAACAAGAAGTAGAGCGTTACGGAAACAGAACTCTTTCTGGATTCTTACGTATGGTTGGAGCTGAAATGCCAATGACATCAGATCAAGTTATTTGGTCAGAACAAAACAGATTACACATTGCATATGACGGATGTGCAAATGCGGCTGGAGCTAATACTATTACTATTCCAGTAAGAGCTGCTGGCGCTGCAGGTCCTGCTATTACTAACGTGGTATCTCCGGGGCAAACTATAGTTGCTATGGATGGTGCTGGAAACGAACTTAAATGTATCGTAACTCAAAGCGTTACTAACACTGGCGTTCTTACCGTTGCTCCTTATACTGCTCAGACTACAGCTAGTCTAGGCGCTGTAGTTAAGATTTTTGTATATGGCTCTGAATTCAATAAAGGATCACAAACTGCTAACTGGAATGGTGTTGCTGGGGCAATTAACGGAACTACTAATATTAGTATTGATCCTGCTTTTACTCAATTCTCTAATTCTCCTATCATTATTCGTAACACTTACACTATCAACGGTTCTGACATGGCTCAGATTGGTTGGGTAGAAGTTGCTACTGAAGACGGAACTTCTGGATACCTATGGTATTTAAAAGCTGAATCTGAAACTCGTTTACGTTTTGAAGACTATTTAGAGATGAGCGTTATTGAAGGTGAGCTTGCTAGTGCTGCTGGTGCTGGATCTGCTGCAAATGCAGGATTCAAAGGTACTGAAGGTTTATTTGCTGCTGTACAAGCTAGAGGTAACGTTGAAGTTGGATTTAGCGGCGCAAGCGGTTTAGATGACTTTGATGAGATTTTAAAGAACTTAGATACTCAAGGAGCTATTGAAGAAAACATGTTGTTTTTACAACGTCAAACTTCACTAGAATTTGATAACATGCTAAGTGCTGTGTCTCAAGGATCTCAAGGTGGTACTGCTTATGGGTTATTTGAAAACTCTGAAGAAATGGCATTAAACCTAGGGTTTAGCGGTTTCCGTAGAGGATCTTATGATTTCTACAAAACTGATTGGAAATACTTAAATGATGCTTCAACTCGTGGTGCTCAAACAGGACCATCTTCTATCGAAGGTGTACTAGTACCAGCTGGAACTTCTACAGTATACGATCAAATTTTAGGAACTAACATCCGTAGACCATTCTTACACGTGCGATACAGAGCTTCTCAAACAGAAGATCGTCGTATGAAGTCTTGGTTAACTGGATCAGCAGGTGGTGCTTTCACAAGTACTCTTGATGCAATGGAGGTTAACTTCCTATCTGAAAGATGTTTAGTAGTACAAGCTGCTAATAACTTTGTACTCTTTAAAGGAGTGTAATTACTATGGTAAGATTTACCCTCGTTGAACTGACGGGGGTAATACTTACTTTTATTAAATATCAAATTATATTATATTATGGCTAAAAAACAAGCAACTCAAGATACGTCTTGGGAAATTAAAGACAGAACGTAT